TGGCCGTTTAATATATCCGGTTCGGGTATGCTTCCCAATGGCGACGAAGTTTTCACAATCGCGCCGCGTGATTGACAATCCGCGTGACGGCGCAAGCGCGCCGTCTAGCCGATTGCCAATGGTGGTGATCTTTTTTGAGGGGTCAAAAAATGATAAAAACAGCAACTGAAATGCTCAAAGCGTTGAAACGCGGTCAATTTCGTGGCGTCATATTATATGAAGGCGCAAGCGCAATTGACGGTCAACCGATTGTCGCGATTGCTAACCGTATCACGGACGCAAGCAATAACGTCAAAACAGGCGCAATGGTACAGACTTTTATAATCCGTTCGGACAAATCACCTCTTGACGCATTGCGTGACGGTTCCGACGTTTCGATATGCGGATCATGTCGTCATCGCCCGCGTTTGGATGAATTGACCGGAAAAACAAAACGGTCGTGTTATGTCAATGTGTCCAAATCGGTTATGAGCGTTTGGGGTGCATATGAGCGTGGACGCTATGCGCGCCCGTATATCGATTATGACCCCGCAATCTTACCGGAATTATTCGCGGGATTAATTTTTAGAATAGGCGCATACGGTGACGGCGCGGCTGTTCCTTTCCAAATTTGGCGTGCATGCACTCTAAAAGTTATCGCGAAAAATGGTTACACGCATCAATGGCGCGATGCACGCTTTCAAGCGTTTAAATTGCTTTGCATGGCTTCCGCCGATAGCGTTTCGGATTTAGAGCAAGCGCAAGCTATGGGATGGCGTACGTTCCGCGTAAGACACGCAAGCGAAGCGAAGCAATCGAGTGAAGCCGTTTGCCCTGCTAGCAAAGAGGCCGGATATAAGACGACTTGCGCAACATGTCGTGCATGTGGTGGCACAAGCGCGAAGGCCAAGGTTTCAATGGTCATCATGGCGCACGGTCCAACGGCGTCGCATTTCGCCGCTTAGGCGATAAAACAATATCGCAAGCGTCTTAATTGACGCTTGCATAGCTGCGCGCCAGGCTTCGCCAGGCGAGCTTGCTTCCGCTTGTCCAGCCATGACCGGATCAAAATTTGATCAAATTTGATCATGTTAACCGTTCATTAAACTTTTTATAATAATATCAGATAATCGAAACAATGAGGGATTGACCATGATAAAAGATTTTGTTACGGATATAATAGAAATTGCCTGCTTAGGCGCTTTCGTTACTGCTATCATCTTATGGGGGTTATAATGGATTACCTTGGATATATCATTAAGAGAGAAGGCCGCGACTGGTGTGTTTACGATTGGGATTATGAGGTTGGAAACATTCTTAAATATGTCGGGAAGTCTCAATTAGCGGCAATGGTATGGGTAGAACAGAGGGTTTTATAATGTACGAATTAACCGAAATTATCGATCATCGCGCGCGCTCTTTCGGGCTGTACCTTTCGCACGCACTGGCACTCGAAGCAATTAACGCGCACGCGGGCAAGATTTTGTGCGCTGAATGCGATTATAGCACGCCAGAATGCTTGGACGTGATGACGCAGTCACTGCGTCAATTCACTATCGAGCCAATCAAGGGACTGCGCGAGAACGATGAAACCGCGCGTTGGTATGACACAAGCGCAGAATTGGGGAAGTAACATGAAGACGACATGGTACGTATTAAAAAATGGCAAGCGTTGGGAACTATGGTTTGAGGACGATGTCTGTAATGAGCGGCGGCTCATGTCGCATTATCGGACGCGCAAGGACGCAATTGCGCTCGCGCTTGCCATGTCCGATATCGGCGATGTTGTAATAGGTTAACGGGGGTTAAAATGATTAACGACGCTTTTCCAAAATACGACACCGCAACGCTCCCGCCTATCCCGAAGGATTGGACGGATAGATCGTGGCGTAATGACGTCTGCCCGTCATGGCAATGGGGCGTCTACCAAATATTCGTTGACTTTGAGAAGCCCGAAGACCGCGAACTAGGCGGCGAACGCTTTTCGGTGTGCGATATCGAGTTCGGCGATTGCTTGTTATCGACCGACGATTGGGACGCGGTATTGGAATACGTAAAATGACATATCAAGTATTAACCCGCACGGGTAACGATTGGACGAATTGTTGGACTAACTTTTTCAGCGATGACGAGGGCGAACCGTGGGTATTTGCGACAATTGAAGAAGCGCAGGCCGAGATTGACGACCTGCTGCAAGAAATGCCGGACTATGACGCCGAGGACTATCGGATCGAAAGGGTGCAATAATGACTGAACGCAACATGAAAATCTTTTTTGAGTGTTCCAAATGCAAATCTACTGACATTTTGGCAGACGCATGGGCCGAGTGGAATGTGGAAGCCCAGATATGGGAATTACAAAACGTGTTTGAATACAGAGGCAGCTATTGCAATGCCTGTGACGGCCCTACTCGTTTGGAAGAAAGGGAGTGTGATGGGTGAGCGGATATTTAGAGGGGATGCGGTATAATGGGACGTTATGACAAGGTTGATTACTACGTCGCGGTGATCGAAGACGATTTCGCGGATGATACGGTTGAAGACAATTTTGCCGACGCTGAAATGGTTTACAACCATTGGTGCAAGACGCATCCAGAGGCGCGGGTTTACATTTTGCGTATGGACACAGGGAACATTACAGATGAACGAGCTTCAACAGCATTATAAGGCGGTCAGGGCGAGGCTATGGGCGGGCGCTATACCTAGTGTAGCGCCACCACCGCCACCACCGCCACCACCACCGCCATTATCAATATCCATGCGCGAGCAGTTCCGCGAGGCGCATGAACTGCTCAGAGCGGTGGGTATAGTAGGCGTTCCAAAATGGAAGCTGATTCTGCGCGAGGTGTGCGCATCGCACGGCGTCACAATGGATCAGTTGACTAGCCACAACCGTAGCAAAAAATTTATCGACGCACGGATGTTGGCATACTACCGACTGCATAAAGAACTCGGCCTGTCGCTGCCCCAGATTGGGCGCTACATTGGTGATCGGGATCACTCAACCGTTTATTATGGGATCAAACGCTATGAACTTAATCTACGACGGGGATGACTGTTTTATCGTGGCAGATGATCAAGACAACCGATTAGGTTGGATCAGCCTGAACCGATGGAAAGGGCAGTGGCGTGCAACAACGCACGACGGCCAGATTACCTACCACTACACGTCAACAGTAGCCGCACAGGCGGTGTTAGAAAGAGGACAATATGTTAAACGAACGCGAGAAGACACACGGGCAGTATGCGACGACAGCCGCGATGAGCCAGAAGCTCAAAACAACCATGATGCTGTCCAAGAACTGGAATCGGCTTACCGAGCCGCAAGCCGAGGCGATTGAAATGATTGCCGCGAAGTTGGCGCGGATCCTGAGCGGTGACCCGTCGTTCCGCGACCACTGGGACGACATCGCCGGTTATGCTCAACTGGCGAGCCTAGCCGCGCCGTCGCCGATGGACGCGGTTGAGCGGGACATAGCCGCGCTCATTGCTGAAGATCATCCCGAACTGCCGCCAGCCGAGCCAATGCCGGACGTGGTGACACGCAAAAAGATATGGTCGAAAAATGGCTGACCGGATCATGTACTGTTTAGCAGGAATTGTTTTCTGCACAGCTATTGCGATAGCGTGGCCCCGATGATCATCGCAATAGTATCTTTAGCACTTGTCGGCATCATAGGAGCCGTGCTAGACCTCTAGCGTTCCTCCCAGAACGCCTTAGCGCCCGCCGGATGACCCCCCGGCGGGCGCTTCTTATTTATACGATGTTAAATTTCGGTTGCGGCTTAGGTTCAATGAAGTCCCGCAGATCGGATTTAGACCAATCGGTGTATTCAGGCGCACAGAATATGTGTTTCTTCGTGCCATGCTTCGCGGACGCAAGGCGGCCTTTGTCAACCCACTTGCCTTCCTTCAGCGCGTGCAGCAGCGCGGACTGCGGGATTTTCATGCCGTTGGGTGCTGATACCGATAGCGTATCGCACAGCGCGTGGAACGGCCCACCGATGACGCCATTCACGAACGAACCTTCGCGGTTGACGATCATGCGCATCAGATAGCTTTCCAAGAGGCTCATGCCGCTCTCGACCAAGTTGATTTTGAAGTCCGTCATGAACGGGGTAGCCGCCGGGTTGAACGCCGAGACGTCGCGGGTCTGCAACATATGCGCGACTGCGGCGAAACCGCCATCTTGGAAATACTTCCAGAGCCGCGTTGCGTCGTCCTCGTTCATCCGAGGCGCGTGCGACCAGACGCAGAACCACCGACGATCCTGCGACGGTAACGAGATCGGAACCGGATCATTCGAGAACGCCAAGACGAACATCCTGTTCAGCATCATGTACGGATGCAGACCCTTGCGGTTGATCGGCAGCATCTCAGGCGGCGCGGCTATCAGGGGCTTTAGCTTGTTCGCCAGTGCGCGGCGCTCTTTAGCGTCGGCTTCCTTCAACTCGTTAATAATCAGCACTTCGCTTTCAAGATGGTAACCCCACGCGGATGAAATGCTATCATTATCAACCAAGCCCCTATTCTTCAGACCTGGCCCACAGATGGCCCAGATGAACGGAGCCCACATTGTGTCCTTGCCGCAGCCTTCATCGCCGCCATGCAACACGGCGTGGTTGATCTTGATGGTAGGGTTCTGAACCTTGAACGCCATCATGTCGAGCAGGTGTTGACGCTCGCGCTCGTCGGGGATCAGCAACGCTACATGGTCGAGCCAAGGTTGTGCGTCGCCTGGAACGCTCTGCGGACGTGCATCGCGCCACCTGTTGCCGTAAACGTCGCCGTCACGCGCTACCAAGACGCTCTCGCCTGCGGCGTAGGTAATGCCGACCAACACCTTGGCTTCCATCGCCTGCCGGTTCTCGTCAAAGCAGACGGACGCCTCAATGCGCCGCCCGTTGTGGATCGACTTACAGGTGATGTGCCGGAACAGCGCGTTAAATGTTGACCGCGAGATTTCGCGCCGGTCTTGCAAATCGAAGAACGCCTCGTCCTCTTGAATGTAGGCGAACCGTTTGTACCAGTCTGCCTTCTCGACGCGGCCGAGTTCCTTGCGCTCTATCTCGGCGATGACCTCGGCAGCGGCATCTGGAAACGCCGCAGTCGGCGACAGTTTGGATAGCGCCTCGTTCATCGCCTTGGCAATGAGTTCCTCGCGCAGACCATGCTCGTGCTTAGGCCCGCCCT